AAAATATATCATCCTGCCTTATACACGGTTGAGGATACTACTATGTCCAAACCGATTTTTCAGTCACTGGTATCAGAAATGCGTAGACGAAACGACTTCGGAGTTAAGTACTGTGCGGAGAAACCTGGAACAAGGATGTCGAAACGTGATAGAATTCAAGAGATTCTGGCGCAAAGATTCGCAATAGGAAGTGTCCATATTAAGAAGAATCATCATGAGTTAGAACATGAGATTCTTATTTTCGGTCCCAGAATGGGACATGATGATACGATAGATGCACTGGCCTATGCATGTAAATATGCTAATCCACCTAAGTCTATGAAAAAAGACAAGAAGGGTGATTGGTACAAACATAAACCAGCTGCAAAAAGTTGGGTAATAGCATGAAAGGAGCATAGTTATGCCAGAATTTAAACCATATCCAGGTGAAAATCCTATAGATGCTAGAAGGAGAATAGCTAAGAATAGAAGTACTTCTAGATTGGGATTGCCAACAGATAATAATAGAGGACCAGGATATAATAGACAACAACCTTATGGAAACCAAAGAATGAGTAACCGTATGAATAGACCAGGAATGAACAGAATGGGCGGTGGTCCAGGTATGAATAGACCGGGTATGAATAGACAGGGCGCAGGTCCTGGAATGAATAGACCTGGAATGAATAGAATGAATAGACCTGGGATGAATAGGCCAGGAATGGGCGGTCCAGGAATGAACAGACAAAGAATGGGTAGGCCTGGTGGTATGAATAGACCTGCTACTTCTAATATGGGTCGTAGGCCTGGTTCAGGTGGTCCAAGAAATATGAGGACACCAGGAATGGGTAATATATTAACAGGTAGAAATAATCGTAATAGAGGTTATTAATGGTTAAAATGCATATCTGACCATATAAGGGTACACCTCATCGGGCGGATGAGAAACATAAAAAAGCTCCTAAAGGTTCAACACACTGGAGTGGTAGTGAGTTTGTTGTTGCTAATAATAAATATCAAGAAGGTAAGTAGTGGCTAATAATAATCAAGTATTTGATTTAATGAACAAGGCAGATCCTGTGATAGATTTTACGGGAGCTAGTGCTGAGTATTACTTACAAAAGTATTTTGATAGACCTGAAGATGAGGGAAATTTAAAAGGTTTTCAAAAAGCATTAAGTGATATGGGTATAGTTAATCCTGGAGCAGATGCTATTAATTCAGCTATATATGCTGCTCAGGGAGAGTGGGGTGATGCAGCTCTTTCAGCAGTAGCAGTTATTCCAATATTAGGTGAAATAAAAAAAACTCAGAAACTATTAAAGAAATCAGGTGAAAAGATGGTTACTTTATATAGAGCTGTAGAGAAATGGTATCCTGGTCAAATGGTTAAAGAAGGTAATTTTGTTGGTGGAGGTAAGTATGTTGAAATGGGAGACCAAAGAGCACTTTGGGTAACAGGAGATTTAGATTATGCTAAAGGAATGTTTCCTTGGGGCGATATTCCAACTGGTTCTATTATATTAGAGTTTAAAGTTCCTGAATCACTTGTTAAATCTCAATTAACTAAAACTGGACAGTACAATAAAAAAGTTTTAGGTTTTTTTGAACAGGGATTATCAAAAACATTTTTAACAAAAGTACATACTAAATAAGGGATTATAAATGGCTAAAAGAACTGATAAAACTGCATTAAGAGTAAATGATATTTTTCAAATAGCTAATGGTGAGCATAGAGCACAATGGGAATATATTAATCAAAAGGGTGTTGATTTTGCTCACGATAATCAATTAACGCATGAAGAGAAAATAGGACTTGAAGAACAGGGTATGCCCACCTTCACAATCAATAGAATCCTACCAGTTGTTGAGATGCTGAATTTTTACGCAACTGCAAACAAACCTAGATGGCAAGCTGTCGGAGTAGATGGTAGCGATACAGATGTTGCTGCTCTATTTTCTGATATGGCTGATTATATATGGGACCTTTCTGATGGTTCTTCTCTTTATGCGAATTGTGTTAATGATGCAGTAACTAAGGGAGTTGGATATTTACACGTTACTGTAAATCAAGATGCAGATAATGGAATGGGTGATGTAGTTATAAAAAATCCAGAACCATTTGACGTTTTTGTAGATCCTAAATCTAGAGATATATTATTTAGAGATGCTTCTTTTATATTAATTAGAAAAGTATTGCCTAAATCCCATTTAATTAGTAAGTATCCAGATTATAAAAGTAAAATTAAAAATGCTGGCAGTTTAACAGATAATGATTATAATTATACTGAAAAATCCTATGATAAACATATAAAAGATTTTGGGTATAAAGATATAGATCCAGGAGAGTCTTCTACTACTAAAGGTGAAAGGGATGAGCCTGTAGAATTTTTTGAACTATATGAAAAAATTAAAATTAAATATGTCAATGTATTTTATCAACAACCATTAACTAGAGAAGTATCACAACAAATACAACAACAAGTATCAGCTAAAATGCAAGAAATGAAAGCTGAAATGGAAGTTAAATTTTTAGAACAACAACAGCAAATGCAGATAGCAGTTCAAGAAGGTAAGATGATACAAGAAAGATATGAACTTGAAACTCAGAAAGCTCAAGAAATGATGGAACAGCAATTACAATCTGCTGCACAGGAAATGACAGCAGAATTGCAACAACAAGCAACTATTGTTCAAAATATGGTTATTACACAAAAAGAATTTGAAGTTATTATTAAAGATGAGAAATTTGCTAAAACTGTGGTTGAAGCTATAGCTTTTTATGGTGAAAGAATACAGCAAACTAATGTTGCTGGTGATAAAACATTATTTAAACAAGTGTTACCAGAAGGTATAACAGATTATCCAGTTGTACCATTTCATTATAAGTGGACAGGTACTCCATATCCCATGAGTGCAGTTTCACCACTTATTGGAAAACAAAGAGAGGTTAATAAAGCACATCAATTATTAATTCATAATGCATCTTTAGGTAGTTCATTAAGATGGATGCATGAAGAAGGATCTATTGATACAGATTATTGGGAAAAGTATTCTAGTTCACCTGGAGCATTACTACCAATTAGACCAGGAGCAGTTCCTCCTACAGCAGTTCAACCAGCACCACTTAATAGTGCTTTTTTTCAGATAGTACAAGAATCAAAAGGTGATATGGAATATTTAGCAGGTATATATTCTTCTATGATGGGTGATACAGGTTCTCAACATGAAACATATCGTGGTATGCTTGCTATGGATGAATATGGCACAAGAAGAATTAAACAATGGATGCAAAATGCATTAGAACCAGGATTAAAACAGTTGGGAACATTAGTTAAACAATTTACACAAACAGTATATACTGCACATAAAGTATTTAGAATAGTGCAGCCAAGTGCTATTCAAGAACAAAGAGAAGTTGAAATTAATATTCCTATATATAATGATTTTGGACAAGCTATTGGAAAATTAAAAGATTATGGTGCTGCAAAGTTTGATATAAGAATTGTCGCTGGATCTACTTTACCAGTAAATAGATGGGCTTATCTAGCTGAACTTAAAGAAATGATGCAAATGGGTATAGTAGATGATATAGCAGTACTTGCTGAAACAGATTTAAGAAATAAAGAACAAATTGCTAAGAGGAAGAGTTTATATTCTCAACTTCAAGGACAGTTACAAGGTATGGAAGAGCAAATTAAGAAACATACTGGAACTATTGAAACATTAGAAAGACAGTTAGTTCAAGCTGGTATTAAAGAAAAGGTTAGTAAAGCTGAAGTTGAGATAGCTAAACAGAAATCTCAAGTCTCAACAGATACTAAAAAAGATTATATTGAAACTCAGGCAAAACAAAAACTTGCACAGAAAGTTGTCATGGATAGTGCAATACAAGAAAAACAAAGAATAAAGATGGAAGCAGATAACATAATAAAAAACTTGCAACCTAATGAGAAAAAAGATTAGATTACGAATAAGTTTTTTATAGAAAAGGATAAATAATGGATGAAAATAAACAAGGTAACTCAGAAGTAGACCAAAAGCAACAAGCTGAACAAGCTATTTTTGACTCCTCAAATTTCTTCGATGGTTTAGAAAATTCCGTAAATGGAATGCAAACAGAAGATGGGGAAGATCTTAATAATACCACAGAGGTAACCCAAAATGATAGTGGCCCCGAACAGGTAACCCACACTACATCACAAGGCTCCAATAATGTGGACTGGGATAGTGAGAACAATCCGTACAAAAAAAGGTATAAAGACTCAAGTAGAGAAGCTGTTAAAATAAATGAGCAGATTAAAGACTTGAAGCCTTTCGTTCCAGTTCTCGAAGCAATGAAAAGAGACAGTGGTCTTGTTGATCACGTGCGAGATTATTTGAAAAGTGGCGGTGCGCCTGCCAAGTCAATACAGGATAAACTCAATTTACCTGAAGACTTTGAATATGATGCTAATGAAGCTGTAACAAATCCAGATTCTGGATCTGCAAAACTTCAACAGGCACATATTGATAGTATAGTTCAGGGAAGAGTTAATCAGATAATGACTAGAGAAAGGAAAGCTGCGCAAGGTATGCAACAGAAGTTTGTTATGAAAAAACATGAAGAAGACTTTATGAAAAGACATAATATGACTACTGAGCAGTTTGGTAATTTTAAGAAGCAAGCATCTACTAGAAAAATGACTTTAGATGATGCATATTACATTCTTAATAAAGATGATACTGCTAAGAATGTTGCTAATAGTACCAAGCAGGATATGCTAAATCAAATGAAGAACGTACGTAATATCCCAACAAGTGCTAGTGACTCTAATAATCAAGGTAATTCACAAGTAGATCCAAATGATAAATTATTTGATGGTATGCTTGGCCTTGATAATGATGTAGATAACTTGTTCGGATAGATAGATTTATATATCGTCTTCCGAGCTATAATGACCTTACTCTAAGGTACGTAAGTACAGCTGAGAGAAGGTTTAAATAAGGAGACGGTGACATGGCTGATAATTTTACTTTATCAAACCTAAGTCCAGGTAGCCCACCTGAAGCGTTTGGCCCAGGTAGTTCGCTTAGTACTAATGTCGATACTGGTGACCTGAGACG